GATTGTTTAGATTGTTTAGATTGTTTAGATTTCATTTGAGTATCTTTTTCTTCAAATGGAATATATCGTAAAAACCATGATTCATATTCCTTTGAATCCTTTTTATTCTTTAATTCCTTATATTTCTGAGCTTTTTCTTCTCTCATTGCTTCTAATGTTTCTTGTTGTCCATAACAATTAATACTAAAACGTTTTAATAAACCTTTTTGTTGTAATCTATTTTTTTGTTGGACATTAAATAAATACTGTGCCATACAAAGTATTCTATTATCATCGTAATATTCACGACCACTGTAAAAAAACGCAAAATAAAAACTTAACATTGTATCAATTGTAGCTACACGAATTTTTTTTCCACCAATATTAATTACATTGTAGCTATGACACGCTAATGGTTTATAAATAAATGCTACAGTTTCTTCAATATTATTTATTTTAACCTTAACTTCATAGTGTGGGGCAATAATTTCACCTACACCTTTATGACTAATAATTTTAACTCCTTTATAATTGTAATCTTCTAATCTTTCTTTTAAGATAATAGCAGATTGTTCAGGATTTTCAGATAATATATCAAAATCTGGTGATTTTTTGAAAAGATGTTTTATTTTTTTAGGCATATAATTAGAATATAATGATGTAGCATAACCTCCAAAAAATATTAATCCTTGATCAACAATAACGTCACGAACTACATAATATAAATTTTTCTCACCCTTACTATCAGGTGTCATTTCAAATTGTCTTTGAAATTCTTTAGGGTCACAGTGTTTTCCTTTAAGAGGATAATTCTTATTTAAAAGGATAAGACGTTTGAGAACCTTTTCCCAACGACTAATATCACCAGCCGGTCTTGATAATTCTAAATACATATTCATTCTTAAAAAATTAGGTGGGCAATATAATATACCATAAACACGTATGGCTTCTGATTGAACTCGTTTAAATAGGGCCTTTTCTAAATGTGTAATATCCGCTACTGGAATAAAATTAACATATACTTTATATGTTCCATGATGAACACCAGCTTTTGCTTCTACTTCTTGAAATCCAGCATTATAATAAATATCAGCTAATTCTTTTGCGTCATTAAGAGCACTTGGACTATAAAAATCGTAATCAGGAATTTCAATATTTTTATCGTAAAATTGGTCCTCTACTGGAAGAATGTTATTGATAGCAGTACCACCATAACAGACTAATTTTTTCTTCTTTAAAAAGTCTTCTAAAATAGAAATAATTTTTTTAACATTAGGATCACTAACAATTTGTTTGCCTTTTCTTTTTTCGGCAACGGATATAGCATCTCTTAATATGTCAAGTTCTTTTTCTTCTAATGAAATTTTTTTATTACAATCGCTCATATATATATATTATATACAAAAAAGTATATATACATGATAGTAAATAATACTATATTATTTAGATGTTAAATGAATAATAATCACTAGAAACATCTCTTGTTGTATAAGAATTTTCGGGTTTTTGAGGTGTTGGATTAGGAATAGTAACAGGAACAAAACGCAAACTTTCTGGTTTTAATACAAATGCGGAACCGGCTTCATCAAAAAATAAGTGATAATATTCCATATTAGAATCAAAATTTTGAAAAGACATACCAACCCATTGACAACCATATTTAAATGCTAACGCGGCAGATATATTTGTATCATAAGCACTTAAATCAGGGATACATAATGTCATGTATTTTTTGTTAAATTCTATTAATTCACCGGAATCAGGTGTATATTTAACATCATAATATCTGGACGCTCTTAAAAATACAGAATTAGAAGCAATATTAACGTATTCCTTAAGTTTAGTAGATTCAAATAAAGGATTTGATTTATCAATAGATATAATAATTTTACCAACAAATTCTTTAATTGGTACAGCTCCTAAATTATGTCCATAATATTCATTACCATATATTTTGTCTAATAATCTGGATTCAATAGTATTATAAATAGTGTCGGCCATATTATCATACATTTTTTTATTATTACTTTGAATTCTAAAATGTAAAATTAGAGGATCATTTGGATTAGGACAAGATCCTCCACTAAAAGCTTTATTTCTAACTATTTTTAATGCGTCAGATAGATCAACGTAATTAAATGTTTCTTTGGTATTAACATTATCAACAGATGATGTTGCTATAACTGGATTATCATTGATAGAATAAATTTCAAAATCCAATACACGAGCACCTTGTTGAATAACAGTTTCTAAGGCACATGTGTTAACAAAATCATTTTTAAATTGACCAGCGGAGCAACAATTATAAGCAGTTTTAACATAATAATCTCTTAATAAATAATCATAAGCGGCATCACTAGGATTAAAAGAAGAAATTTTCGGAAAAGAGTCATATATACTTTTTAAATTGCTACAATTTTTATCATTAAGTCTAATTTTACCAATAATGTAAAATAAAAGAGCCATTATGATAATAGCTATAATAAAATATGAGGCGTATTTTATAGCATTAGCTTTATTTTTTTCTATATTTAATGTTGAAAATAATTGTTTAGCTTTATCCATAGTTACTTATAATAATATACTATAAAAATATAGTAATAAATTAATAAATGATAAAATACAAGTGATATACTTTCACTAAATAATTAAAGACAAAAAATAGTTAAATAATAGTGTAGCATAAATATATATGCCTGGAGGATTATTAAATATTGTAGCTTATGGTAGTCAAAATGTAATATTAAATGGAAATCCGTCAAAAACATTTTTTAAAACAACATATAAAAAATATACTAATTTCGGACTACAAAAATTTAGAACGGATTTTGATGGATTAAGGACATTAAGAATGACACAACCTTCAAGATTTACATTTAGAATGAAGCGTTATGCTGAATTATTAATGGATACATATTTAGTAGTACAATTACCTACTATATGGAGTCCAATATATCCACCATTTGATTGTGATACAAATTGGGCACCTTATGAATTTAAATGGATTGAAAATTTGGGAAGTCAAATGATTGAGGAAATAGAAATTAACGTTGGAGGAAATACATTAAATAGATATTCAGGTGAATACTTATTAGCAATGGTACAACGAGATTTTAATAATACTAAATTAGATTTGTATAATAAAATGACAGGAAATGTAGCTGAATTAAATGATCCAGCAAATGCTCATGGAAATATGAATATATATCCAAATGCGTATTATACAGCTAATCCTGTTGGTCCAGAACCGTCAATACGAGCAAGAAAAATATATATACCAATAAATAGTTGGTTTACAATGGCATCAAAAATGGCATTTCCATTGGTTGCGCTTCAATACAATGAATTGGAAATTAATATTACAATAAGACCTGTACAACAATTAATACAAATAAGAGATGTAACAGATAGAGAAAATAATTATCCATATATTCAACCCAATTTTAATATATCAGAACAACAATTTCATAGATTTTTACAACCTCCTCCTGATATTTCATTAAATTATACAGATTTAAGAACAAATTGGAATGCTGATATTCATCTAACAAGTACATATGCCTTTTTAAGTGAAGAAGAATCAAAAGTATTTGCTTCTAGAGAACAAAAGTATTTATTTAAATCTATTTATGAATGGAATCATTTTAATGTAACTGGTAGTCAAAGAGTAAAATTAGATAGTACAATGGGAATGGTAGCATCATGGATGTACTATTTTAGAAGAAGTGATAGAAATTTAAGAAATGAATGGAGTAATTATACCAATTGGCCCTATAATAATGTAATACCTCAACCTGTTACAATAGCAGATGTTTCAGGAAATTGGTCAGTATGTGGTTCATCCAACATAGGACCAAATACAGATCCTAGTACAGGATTTCATAATGGTATATTTATTACAGGTGATTTTAATGTTGAGAATCAAAAATTAATTCTACAAGAAATGGCAATTTTACTAGATGGTAAATATAGAGAGAATTTACAAGATTCTGGAATATATAATTATGTTGAAAAGTACGTAAGAACTAATGGAAATGCTCCTGATGGTTTATATTGTTATAATTTTGGAATATATACTGATCCATTTGATTTTCAACCATCTGGTGCTATGAATCTTAGTAGGTTTAATGACATTCAATTTGAATTTACAACTTATGTACCACCTTTAGATCCATCTGCTAGTTTTTATACTATTTGTGACGCATCTGGAGAATTAATTGGTGTAAATAAACCTACATGGAGAATATTTAATTATAATTATGATTTAACAATTCACGAAGAGCGCTATAATGTAGTTACATTTGTAGGAGGAAATGCTGCGTTAATGTATGCACGTTAATTCAGTACATATTAAATGAATATAACTTACTATATGTATAATAAGTTATATTATGTATACACCTTTACATTAGATTGAATTAGATTGAATTAGATTGAATTAGATTGAATTAGATT